CATTTCAAACACTTACAAAGGTCATTACTCTGTAGGAAACGTACAGACTCTTGATCTTATTGATTCTGTAGGTGATGCCGAAGCATTTTGTAGGAGTAATGTCCTAAAGTATGCATCACGATATGACAGAAAGGGTACAGCACGTAAGGATATCATTAAGATAATCCATTATGGTATGCTACTCTTACATTTTTCAGATAAGCGTTCGGCAGCAGACCAACGACAAGCTGGAAATCCTACCGCTTTTGCAGTAGACTATGACAAATAACCTTTATAATGAAACTGCGACCTCCTATGCAATTATCTGAAAAAACTCTGAAGATCCTCCAGAACTTTACGACTATTAATCAGTCGTTGTCGTTCAAAGAGGGTAGGAAACTTAGAACTATTTCTGTCATGAAGAATGTATTGGCAGAAGCAGAGATAGAAGAATATATTCCAAAAGATTTTGCGATCTATGATCTACCACAGTTTCTCAATACATTAGCATTGTATAGAGATCCTGATATTGATGTGTCTAGCAATCCAAGTTTTGCTCATATTAAATCAGGTACTCATAGTAGGTCAAAGTATTTCTTCTCTGATCCTAGTGTAATTATTGCACCACCAGAAAAGGAGATGTTACTTCCTAGCGAGGATGTATCTTTTATTTTACAAGAAGATCAACTTGCTAAGATGTTGAAGTCTGCTTCTATTTTACAATTACCAGACTTAGCAGTAGTAGGTGATGAAGGTGTAGTCAAGACAGTTGTTAGTGATCGTAAGAATGATACTTCTAATGAGTCTGCTATTGTAGTTGGTCAAACTGATAAGACCTTCTCATTCAATTTCAAGATTGAGAATATCAAGTTAATTCCTGGTAGTTATCAGGTAACTATTAGTAGTAAAAATCTAGCAAGGTTCTATAATAGTTCATATAAACTAACTTACTTTATTGCTTTGGAGCCTGATTCAAATTATGACGGATGAAGAACAAAAACCTGAAGTTCGTGTTAATAAAGATGAACTTGATAAGGTGTTGAGGAAGTATAAGAAGATAAAAAAGTATCAAAAATCAAACCTCTTTCAAATTAAAAAGTTGGATGACTAGATTATGGAGGACTTGGAAGTATGCGTTGGGTAGCTTCTCTGACGAAAAGACTAGACGATACGACAACTACATTGTTTTGGTACGTTCTGTTATTTTCTTTTCTTATCTCATCACTAACTGTTTTATTATTGGTGGAGTAATCCGTCACTGGAATTAAATTATGAGCGACTTTATTTGGGTTGAAAAATACAGACCCAAAACAATTGATGAATGTATACTCCCTGAGTCTATCAAAAAGACTTTTAGGGAGTTTTTATCTCAAGGGGAGATACCTAATCTCCTTCTTTCAGGTCCACCTGGTATAGGTAAAACTACAGTTGCTAAAGCATTGTGCTCTGAGTTGGGAGTAGATTATTATGTTATCAATGGTTCTGACGAAGGTAGGTTCTTGGATACGGTTCGTAACCAAGCGAAGAACTTCGCTTCTACAGTCTCTCTTACGAGCGAGTCGAAGCATAAAGTCATCATCATCGACGAAGCAGACAATACCACTTCCGACGTACAACTCCTCCTTAGAGCGAATATTGAGACCTTCTACAAAAACTGTAGATTTATTTTCACCTGCAACTATAAGAATAAAATTATCCAACCTCTCCATAGCAGGTGTTCTGTTATTGACTTTAGTATTGGTAGACAAGATAAGCCATCAATCGCAGCACAATTCTTCCAAAGAATAAATGATATCCTTGAGAAGGAAAAGGTAGAGTATGATAAGAAAGTTATAGTACAGTTGATTAGTAAACACTTCCCCGATTGGAGAAGAGTTCTGAATGAGTGTCAGAGATATTCTGTAAGTGGAAAGATAGACAGTGGAATATTGGCGATCATATCTGATACACATACAAAGGAACTTATTGATTATCTAAAGAAAAAAGAGTTCCAGAATGTTAGGAAATGGATAGTTCAGAACCTAGATAATGATCCTAGTGTTATACTACGTAATGTATATGACTCAATGTATGAGTCTATGAAATCTAAATCTATTCCAGAGGCAGTTTTAATTATTGCGAAATACCAATATCAATCTGCTTTTGTAGCTGACCAAGAGATAAATCTATTGGCAGCTCTTACTGAGATAATGTGTAACTGCGAATTCAAATGAGAACACAGAACAAAGAGAACTATTATTACTGGTTCTGGATTATAGCAATGGTTGCTTTCATAGCACCGCAAGTTGTTACTGCTTATGCATATACTAGACTTGCAAATTATTTAAGTAAACCAGTACCAGTAGAGGTTCAAAAGATGCCACCATATAGAGTGGAGTATATCAAATGATTTTTTTATCATGTCCACCAGTCTATCATCTGCCTGGTACATGGACTAAATGTAAAGAAGCAATTATTCCTCATGGAAACTTAGATCCCAAGTATGGAATAATAGTTGTCATTGTATTATTGTTATTCTTCTTAGTTGGTTGGGGTTTATATCTTACCTTTGGACCAGGTAAAGAAGAACTCAAAGATCAGATTGATGAACATGCTAAGATGCATGAGTTAGGTATTGCTCATGGACATGAAGGCAGTAGACCTTTTATAACTACTAAAGAAAAACACAACCCTAGGCATAGTCACGATGAGTAAATGTTTGGTTACTGGTGGAGCAGGATTTATTGGATCCCATGTTGTTGGTAAACTACTTCAAGGAAATAATGAGGTAGTTGTTATTGATAATGAATCTGCTGAATCTAATGATGCATTCAATTGGTATGAAAATGATGCTGAGAATCATATTGTTGACATTCGTGACTTTGATGCTTGCCGTCCCTTATTTAATGGTGTAGAATATGTTTTTCATCTAGCAGCACGTAGCAGAATTCAACTTGCTATGCAGAACCCTATGGAATGTTTGGAAACAAACTACATAGGCACATATAATATGCTAGAATGTGCAAAGCAGGTTGGTGCTAGGAGGTTTATAAACTCCTCTACATCTTCTTCTTATGGTATTCATAATGAAATACCATTGCACGAATCAATGCAGACTGATTGTCTCAATCATTACTCTGCAAGTAAAGTTGGAGCAGAAACTCTATGTCAGATGTACAACAATTTGTACGGTCTCAGGACTATCACCTTGAGGTACTTCAATGTTTACGGTCCTCGTCAACCTTTGAAAGGTCAGTATGCACCAGTAATAGGACTCTTCGAGGAGCAAGCAAAACGAGGTGAACCATTAACTATAGTAGGAGATGGTGAGCAACGTAGAGATTTTACACATGTCTATGATGTTGCACAAGCAAATATCAATGCTATGTTGACAAACTATTCTGGTATCACTATCAATATTGGTACTGGTAAGAATCACTCAGTAAATGAAATTGCAGCATTCATCTCTGACAATACTGTACACATTCCTGAAAGACCAGGTGAAGCAAGAGAAACTCTTGCTGATATAAAGAGAGCAAATAACTTGCTTGACTGGGAACCAAAAATTACTTTGGAGGATTACTTTGATCCCAACACCCTTATTTGAACTACTTGTCCTTATCATTTCTATAGTATGGCTAAACATTTTACTCTCACAGATGGGGGTTTACAGTGAAGACACTAAAAAGTCTAAAGACTCCTCTAAGATATCCAGGAGGAAAAAGTAGAGCAGTTACTAGGATGAGTCAGTTCTTTCCTGACTTGAATGAATACTATCAATTTAGAGAACCATTTCTAGGAGGTGGTTCTGTTGCACTTTGGGTTACAAAGCAATATCCAAATCTAATAATTTGGGTAAATGATTTGTATGAACCATTGTATAATTTTTGGTCACAATTACAAGAGAATGGAGAAGACATTCAGTCTAAATTATTAGAGTTAAAAGCAAAGCATAATGATCAAGATAAAGCCAAAGAACTTTTTATCCTTGCTAAAGAAGAAATTGGAAACAAAGCATTATCCAATACAGACCGTGCAGTCTATTTTTATATTATTAATAAGTGTAGTTTCTCTGGTCTTAGTGAGGCAAGCTCTTTTTCCAAGCAAGCATCAGATTCCAACTTCTCCGTTAGAGGGATTGAAAGACTATGCGAGTATCAAAGCATTATAAAAAATTGGAAGATTACAAATTATTCTTATGAGTTCTTACTAAGTGGAGTTCAAGAAAAGGTAAAGGATGCATTTGTATACTTAGATCCTCCATATGAAATAGATTCCCATCTATATGGAAAGAAGGGTGATATTCATAGGTACTTCAGACATGATGAATTTTTTAAAGAATGTGATAAGTGTAAACAGGATCTTATGGTTAGTTACAATTCATCTCAATTGATAAGGGATAGGTTTTCAAATTGGAAACCATATGAATATGAGCATACATACACAATGAGATCTACTGCATCTTATACCAAAGCACAGAAGGATCGTAAAGAATTGGTATTGCTAAATTATGATTGACCTAACAGACATCTGTTGTAGAATGATTACAACAGATGGAATACCAGTTACATTAGAAGAAAGAATTTGGATGACCGAATTCATTTCTAAAAACAAAGAAGCAAAATCTTTTGCTGAGTCCATCCTCCAAAAACAATTCCATCCATGAGAGAACAATTAATTCGTGCTCTAAAAGCACATGCTAACGGTGAGATTCAAAAACATCTTGCTAATGTAGAAGTTTATCTTACTAATCCAGTAGGTATTGGAGAGCATTCTGATGTGACTGAGGCTATTGGAATTGAGTTGGATAAGGTTGCTAGGTATGAAGATCAATTAGAAGTTATCAAAAAATATATCACTAAAGGTCATGAGTGATACTAAAAAAAAGGAAAAAGAAGTTGAGGAATCTGAATGGAAGAAGCAACTTCTAAAATCCGAAGAGTCATTCAAATCATTAGTAGAACATCAGAGGACCGAAGCAGACTAATGGAAGAACCAACTGATCTCTATGAGGATATGCGTCAACTGAATACTCTTTACGAGGAACTTTGTTGGCCACACGATATGCCTATTGAATTTATCCCTGATTATGACAACAACAGAATTATCATCCAAGCAAAAAATAGAGGATTGGATACTAAACTTTCTAAGTAAACCCAGTTCCGCATTTGATAATTTACCACCATGTCCTTATGCTAAGAGGGCATGGTTAGATGGTAATGTTGAAGTAAAGGAATTTGTATCCTTCGAGCAACTTCGTAAGGATCTTGATGTATGGGATAAAGAAGTTATAATATATCTCTTTCAACATT